GTGAAGATAGCACAACTTGGATGGATAGCTATGACTACACGGACTTTAATAATTTAGCACAACAAACTTCTGCAGCTTTAGATGGACCTACAACTATGTTAGGTAGTGCAGCTGAGATGATATTTGGCGGAGGAGTTTTAGGTAAGTTTGCAAAAGCATCTAATGCAGCTCAAGTTGCAGCTAACATTGCAATCCTAGATGCCCAAAAAATAGATGTAACTGACCTAAAAACTAAGTTCAATAACTATGTTAGTAGCAATAATTTAGGTGGACTTAAAAACTTTATTACTGGTAAAAATCTTGCTAAACAAATTAATAAAACTCAAGTTGATGTTGGGTTATTTAGAGATTCTAAAGATGTATTTGGCAATGATATTTTTAAAAGTGGTGATGACTTTAATAAACAACTACAAGATAATGCTCCAGCTGGTATGGTATATACCCCTGAGCAAGGTGCTTATATAAGATCTGAAGGAGTTTCTGCAGCACCTAGTACTACTATTAGACCACCTTCAAAACCTTCTAGTGTAACACCTGTTACTGCAGTTCCTAAGAAAAATGATGAGCCTCCCGCCGCTCCTAGAGATAATGGCCCAAGTCTTGCAGAAAGAATGCAAACTAGAGCTACAGAAAAACAACAGGAAAAAGCAGCTAAAGAAGCAAAAGAACAAAGTTCACCTAGTTATACAGGAACCTCAACAAAAGCAAAAGCAGCTTCTCAAAAAACTGCATCTGAATTAGAATCTTCCTACGGTTTAATGAATACAGGTGGACTAGTATCAAGACCCAAAAAGAAAAAATAAGGCTACTCGGCTACGGCTGACCCCAACATAAGGAGAATAATATGCCTGAACTAGCAGAAGTGGAAACCCCAAAGACTGCAGGATTCGTTGATCGTGGATACAATAACGCAAAGCGTAAACAGCGAATGGAAGAAGAAGCTAAGGAGATTGAAAAACTTGAAGCTGAAGCAAGGGGAGAAACCCCAGTAGATGCAGAAGAAGTTGAAGAAGCTACTCAAGAAACAGAGACCAATACAGAAGCTAAAGAAGAAACGTTATCTGCAGAAGAAAAGTCTTTTAAAAAACGCTACGGTGATCTAAGACGCCACATGCAGCAGAAAGAAAAAGAGTGGGATGAGAAGTTAGAGAGCCTACAAAAAGCTTCTGCTAAAGCTGGGATTATTCCACCTAAGTCTGATGAAGACATTGAAGAGTGGGCTAAAGAGTATCCTGATGTAGCTGGTATTGTAGAAACAATTGCAGCTAAAAAGCACAGGAAATGTTTGATAAGGCTGATACTCGACTAAAAGAACTTGACGAAGCTCAAGCAGAAGCTCATCGAGTTAAGTCTGAAAATGAAATACGTAAATCACACTCAGACTTTGATCAGTTACGTGAGTCAGACGAGTTTCATGACTGGGCAGATGCACAACCTAAGTGGGTTAAAGATGCACTATATGAAAATGCAGATGATCCAGCCTCAGTAGTACGTGTTATTGATCTTTATAAGTCAGATAAAGGTCTTACTAAAGAAGCTAAAAAAGCAAGCAAGAAAGCAGCAGCATCACCAGTAGCTCGACGTAGTAAAGCTGAAGTAGATGTAGCTGATTCTAGTAATACAATTCGGGAGTCAGAAGTTGCTAAGATGACTGACAAAGAATTTGAAGAACGTGCAGACGAAATTAACAAAGCAATGCGCACTGGTAAATTTGTCTATGACGTGTCTGGTAATGCCAGATAAACTATTGACAAACAAAAAATCAATAGTATAACTAGGGACATAGAACAAAAGCCTCTTATGACTACCTTTTGTTCTGGTCCAATTTCCACAAGTCTAAACTATAAAGAACCACCTGTTCAAGTACAGGCCCGTAAACTAACGGTTGGCCGACTGTTAAATTTACGCACCCTAGAAAATGTAACAGCCTCTTATTGGTATTAGCTTTGTAACGAAGCCAACTATCAGGAGGATTTATTATGGCTTTTTCAACAGCAGGGGGATACGGTAACTTACCTAACGGTAACTTCTCATCCGTAATCTACTCCAAAAAAGTACAACTTGCTTTTCGCAAGAGTACTGTATGTGGTGACATCACCAACTCTGATTATTTCGGAGAGATCAGTGCCCAAGGCGACACTGTAAAAATCATTAAAGAACCTGAGATTTCCGTAAGCTCATATGCTCGTGGTACTAACATCTCAGCACAAGATCTTGACGATGAGGATTTCTCATTGGTCGTTGATAAAGCTAACTATTTTGCTTTCAAAATCGACGACATCGAGGAGGCTCACTCACATGTGAACTTCATGGATCTTGCAACCAACCGTGCAGCTTATCGTTTGGCTGACCAGCACGACCAAGAAGTTCTTGGTTATTTGGCTGGCTTTAAGCAATCAGCTTTGCACACAGATGCCGATACTGTCAATGACCAAGTAAACGGCACTAAAGCAGTAACCACTGCTGGTTCAGATGAATTGCTTTCAAGCATGAAACTGAAAAAAGGTGACTTTGGTAACATCACAACCGCTTCTGCAGGTGATCACTCGATCCCAGTTGCAGCACGTTTGCCTGGTGCCACTGCCCTTCCAACTGCTACAGCTTCACCAGCAATGGTTGTTGCTCGTATGGCTCGCCTCTTGGATCAACAACAAGTTGATACTCAAGGACGCTGGCTGGTTGTTGACCCAGTATTTATGGAAGTACTTCGTGACGAGGATTCACGCCTCTTTAACGCAGACTTCGGTGAATCAGGTGGACTACGCAATGGTCTGGTCTTGAATAACTTCCACGGTTTCCGTGTATACACTTCAAGCAACCTGCCTTCAGTTGGTACTGGTTCAGGTACTACAGGTACTGCAAACCAAAACACTAACTACGGTGTTATCGTAGCTGGTCATGATTCTGCTGTCGCAACTGCTGAGCAAATCAACAAGACTGAAACTTATCGTGACCCTGACAGCTTTGCTGACATTGTTCGTGGTATGCATCTATACGGCCGCAAGATCCTTCGTCCAGAAGCTCTTGTCAACGCCAAATACAACTTGGCATAAGGGAGGACTAAACAATGGCTTTACAATCTCCAGTTCGTATTGAGACTGCCGTGATTGCTCACGGTGATCTTACCACTAGCTCAACTCACGAAATCGGTGTAGTTCCAAACAATTGTGTGGTTCTTGCTGCTGGTTCTGAGTGTACTGCTGCAGCCACTGTCGGTGGTGCTAACGCAGTAAGTTTTGGTGTAACAGGCGGTGACGTTGATATGCTTGGTACTGCTGATATTAATGGTGCTAAAACATTAGGTGCCACTACTACCACAGTAAACGGCATCACAAATGTCACAACTGCTGACACGACCATTACTGCATTGCTTGCAGGTTCAAATGCTCCATCAGCAGGTTCTTTCCAGTTCTTTGTAGTATATGCCCCAATGGGTGCTACTAAAGCTGCTGCGGAAGTAGACCGTGATACGCTTGCATAAGTAAACTAACCTTAGGGGCTGCTTTCTAGTGGCCCCTTTAGGCTATCTTAAGGGAACACAATGGCATATAATTACTTAGGTCTTACAAACGAAGTTCTAGCTAGATTTAATGAGGTAGCTTTAACTGAAGCTGGTTTTGCATCTTCTCGTGGATTTCAAACCCAGTGTAAGAATGCAGTAAACGATGCTATTAACTATATTAATACTCGTGAATTTAGTTGGCCTTACAATCATGCCACACAAACAGAGACACTTGTAGCTGGAACAACACGTTACACTATACCTGCTACATCTAAACATGTAGACTATGATACCTTTAGAGTTGTAGAAGATACGTCTTTAGGTGCTCAAGGTAAATCACTAACTATTTTAGACTATAAAGACTATTTAAATAGGTATATAGAACAGGAAGACAGATCTGATATGGGTGGTGTACCTACTCATGTATTTAGAACCCCAGATAATAATTTTGGTTTATACCCTTATCCAGATAAAGCATATTCTATAAAATTTGAATACTATGTATATACAACTGCACTATCTGCAGCAACAGATGCCCCTACAATACCTGAACAATATCGTCAAGTTATTGTAGATGGAGCCACAGCTTTTGGTTATCAGTACCGTGGTGAAGGTGGTGAATATCAATTAAACTTTGCTCGCTTTGAACAAGGCATTAAAAGTATGCAAAGCTTACTTAGCAATAGAACAAACTACTTACGTTCTACAGTAGTAACAAGAACACCTATTGGAAGATTTGTAGCATAGATGG